TTTGGATCTCGAGTCTCAAGGTCGATGGCAATGCGATCAAACTGTGTTAGGTCAGGGAAGCTAGACGGTGGAGACCACGTTCCCTCAACCCCTGACGCCGCTACACGTTTCAGGTCTTCTGCGTCGAAGATGTCAAACTGATGTTTCTTTTTCATCGTTAGAAATCTCTCCTCCCAGAGCGGCATAACCTATGATATCTACCCACGAATCGTCCTTGTGCATGTCCTCGGCAAGGCGGGCAAGCTTCAGGCCGATCATCATCGCCGTCACTTCTGTCGGCGTGATCTTGTCCAGTAACTTGGAACGAAGCAGCACGTTCCAGATCGTAGCAATCCGCTCGTGGTTTACCAACGCTGGCCCGTAATCCTCGGCCCTCGGACCGTTGATTAGTTCCTCTGCTTCCCGCAAGAAGTGTTCTCTGTTCTTCATATTGCATACCTCACTTTGCCGGATTCAACGACGTGCAGGTTCTGTCGGGCGCGAGTGGCGCCGACATAAAACACCCGCGCCTCATCGTCCGGGTCGTTCTTGTCACAGGTCTTTGTGGTTTCGGTCAGTAGTAAGACGTTATCCGCCTCGCCACCTTTTGCTTTGTGAATCGTCGATAGACGGATCCTCGGTTTCGCATCCCCCAGAATCTTCTCGCCACTCCTCCGAATAGAGGCTATGTACAGTGCCTCCTTCTCCGAGGCCCGAAGAACCTTGGTCCAGTGCATCTCGCGCGATACGAGCATGTTGCAGTTCTCGATAAGTTCGTCGAGAGAGTAGGCGATCTCGGGGTCTAAATTGTTGAAGCGTCTTTTCCCCTGGCGGTTGATAACTTCCTTCCTCAAGTACGAGCCAAAAGTCTTCATCTCCAGTGGGGTAAATTTTTCGCCTCTGCATAATCGGATCCATACCTCCAGCGCGTTCAGTGTTTTCGGGGAGATGGACCAACCCGAACCCTCGCGCCAGAAGACGAAGCCCTGATCTTTAAGAGAGGCGGCGACTTTGTTGACGATGTGATTTGTACGGCCAAGGATAAGCCACTCACCAGTTCGTAGGTCCACGTTCATAATATCATGATGGAACTTAACGGTGCCAGCGTGATCGTTCGGATCCCAGCTTTTATCTTGTCGCACTGCTACACGGCGGATGATGCTCTGAGCCACGTCGTAGATCGGCTTGGGTAGACGATACGATCTGTCCAGAACGGTGACGTTCTCAGATGCGTTCATGAAGTCCTTCACGTCCACACCCATCCACGAATAGATGCACTGGTCATCGTCGCCCGCGTAATAGACGACCTTGGACCGTGGAACTAGAACCTCTCGAATCATGCGCCACTGCATTGGTGTCAGGTCTTGTGCCTCGTCCACAATCAGCAGGTCGAGGTTCGGGCCTTCGCCACCGAGGATGAACTGCTCGATCATATCGACGAAGTCCACCTTGTCGTGCACATCTTTGTATCGTGCCAGTGCATTCTCAACCAGCCGCAGTTGCTGCCGGCTCATGCTCCAGTGGGCAGATATGTCGAACTCCCGCTCGGCGGGGATCTCTGCCGCCCGCGCCTTGCTGATGATGTTGATGTACGCATCGCCGCCGACACCAGTAGCAAACATCGGACCGTCTTCCATCTTCAGCGCAGCGTGTGACCGGAACTCGAGTCCGAGCGCCTTGCCAAGATCGTTGTAGTCCGCGCCCTTCATCACGTCTGTTGTCGTCAGGCCAAGATACCGAAACGCCATCGAGTGCAGGGTGCGGAACCAGACAAGCTGCTTCTCGTCGTAGCCAAACTTTTCTTTTGCACGAGCCAGCGCCTCGTCTGCGGCCTTGCGACTAAACGAAACAAACGCAATGCGCGTCGGATCCATGCCGCCTTGCAGCGCCTCGTCCACGATGTTGAGGAGGGTGGTTGTCTTGCCTGTGCCTGGTGGGCCAAAGATTGCCTTTTCCATCAGAACGGAATGTCCTCCCCTTGTATGTCGATATCCGGAGCTTCGACCTCGGGACTGAATGCCGGGATGTGCCAAACACGAATCTTTTTCCACTGACCATCCGAACCCTTGAAGCTCTTCGCCCCAGATGCCTTCGCATCTGGATTCAGTTCCTTCAGACGCTCCTGAATCTGACCACGGCTGTAGGTGTCGAAGCGGTTGTTACGCAGGTACTTGATCAGGGACTCGATACGGAAGTAGGTCAGCCCATCCTCGGTCCACGGCTTGCCCAGTGCTAGTTCCTCGGGACTCGCAGCTTGAACCCTGCCGGTACAGAACTCTTCGAGGAAGTCCATGAACTGCCCCTTGTATGTCAGTTCCTCCGGCACCTCGATCTCGCTCATGTCGGACATCAGCATCGTGACCATAGCCTGCCAGTCGCCCAACTTCATTAGCGGAGGCATTTGATGGATCTGTTCCATACATGCCTTCTGGAACTTCTGTGGTGTCTGTAGCTCCTCGGTAATCAACTCCACGCGCTTGCCATCAACGTCGCAGAACCAGACAGGTGGCTCTGACTTGACGACGCACAGGCCCGTGATGTCGGCGGAGGCACTGCCACCACCGATTCCAAACTGCTTCGTTTTGCACAGGGTCTTGTTGCAGCGAGACTTGAACGGCTCCTGCTGGCAGGGGAAACCGTACTCTTTCTTCTCGTGTTGTGTCTGGATGATCACCATCTCGGATGCAGGCAGTGGAGGCTGCACATGAGACATGTTGATCTCTTCGAGCCTGCCCTTCCAATTTTCTGGCTGCTCTTTCTTACACGCCACGCACGTGCCGAACATTACGATGTTCCGTGTGCCCTCCGGTACGCCATCCGAGAACAGACTCTGCATACACGGTGGGTATTCCATAAACTCGTCGAGGCTGCGCCCAAGGGACAGTGTAACGAAAGCGTCTGGAGTACACCGTCGAGCTTCGACAAGCGCTAAGAACTCTTCGATCTCTGCTTCATCGCCATCTTCCTTAATGGCGTAACGCATCGTCTGTTCCGAATCAAAGTACGGAAGGTTGATAAAGTTACCAACATCACCACGCTCGACCAGAAGCTGCTCCTGCTTTGGGAACACTTCGCAGCCCCCGTAGCCAAGAAAGGCACTGATCTCACCCGCCTTGTCACGGAACTCACCAGCGCCAATTTCCTCTGTGAAAAAGAAGAAGATATGTGCGCCACCTGATTTCGAACGGCAGACCACAGCCGGGATATCATTGTCTCGTAGCCTCTTGTCTATCGCCACAAGGTCGAGCGGGTACTGATCGATGTCGAGTGCACCAAAGGAACACTTGTTGTTTTCCTTAATCGGGATCGAGCCAACACCCTTGGCGCCGGCAAGATGCCCTTCAATAAGTTCAAGCGTGAGCGGCTGACGTACGATAAAGGACTTGGCCTTCTGCTTACCGGCTCGACGTTCTTCTGATATTTGTGTCTGTCCATGTGCTGCGCTGAATCCTTCAAACGCAGCCATGAACCGTTGTGCTAGGTTCATACCTGCCCCCATAAAAAAAGGCAGGGGGTGATTAACAGACAACTTTAACTGAGAAAGGTACCAGCCCGCCGGATCTGTTAATCTTGCCGCAGCCCCCTGTACTACGGATCAATCCCCGGCGGAATTAAAATGGGATATCGTCATCCGCGTTGCTGGATGCAGCGTTCGACTGCTTGTTCATTTCATCCTGTGTACCAGCTTGTGTCTTTACATCACCGGACCGGAAAGACTGGAAGAACGCCTTCGCAGCGTGAAACGCGGAACTTGGAACTTCGGTCGGCTCGACACGAGACACGCCATAGTTGTACCACGTACCCTTGTCGTTGCTTTCCGAGATCACCGTCATCTTCCAGGCAGTGCCCCACATCGGTGGGTTGAACAGACCTTGTGGTCCTTCGTACTGCACCATACGCATCTGCGTATTCCAGCGACGAGACACCTTCAACTGTGTCTTCTTCATGTCACAGATCGCCTGCTGTGTATGACCCGTTTTAAGATCAACAAGCAACACAAGATGCTGTGCCGAACGGACAAGCTCATTACCCGACGGTAGTATTTCTGCCGCGCCATTGCGTGTGGTGTTCTTCACGTCCGGTGAATTAGGATCCAACTCACCGTGGAAACCTCCACCAGCCTCACGCAATCCGAACTCGAGGTACTTAACGGTGTACCCACACGGAATAACTACTACGCCTTCCTCGCCGTCCCAGACCTGCTGAGTAACGGTGTTGAACAGGTCACCTGCGGATGCGCCCTTAATGAACTTGGCGTCACCCTTCTGCACTTCTGGCGACAGAGGCTGGAGAATCCGCAAGAACGGAATCTGCATATCCTCTGTACCAATTGAATCCATGCCCTCGCCTGCAAACTCTGCCATGTCAGCAAAGATTGTGGACGGTGCGGTTTCTTTCTTATCTGCTACTGCTGTACCAGCCATGTTAGTTCCCCTTGATTTGTTCTTCGATATCGAAGTCAAGTTCATGTGTGTAACGCCACCAGAAATCGTCAATCTCAATACGAGATGCCGCTTCACAGTGGTAGAGTCTTTGCAGAAGACCAGCCACTAGGTTGGTGTGTGACTTCTCCCACCCCACATCTTGCAGCTTCTTCTCTGCAAGAATCCGAAAGGGAAGAGGATCCCACGGGTCAACCTCGTGCCGGCTGTAATCGCTTTCTATATCGAAACGAACCTTACCAGCCATTTTAGTTCCCCATCACTTGTTCGATGTTGTTATCAAGATTAGCCACCATAACTCGCTGGCCTCTCCCACTGGCACCGGGCCTTCTTTCACCCGTGTACCTAATCAGTCCCTTCCTCGCCAAAGAAGCAAACCTTGCTGTCACCGAGGAATAAGATTTGATGTTGTAGTTTTCCTTGCAGAACCTTCTAACATCATCCGAGATACACCCGTTCGGGCTGGACTTTATCGCCCGCAGCACCAGACCCTCTAGCTTTGTCGGGTCTATACTTTGTGCAGCCTCGATGCTCGTATCCGGGGCGTCTGTTCTGTAAAGAGTTCTTACGTCTTCCATCACTAGCTCCTTGAAATCTTGGCTTCTGTGCCAACAAAAACCCCAAACGTGTCGAAGTCCAACTCTTTGCCGGCTTCGATTCTGTTCTTGACCCACGCCTTCAGGGTGGACGGATGTACGTGAGTCTTTTGTGATGGATCAAGACCGTACTGTTGCCGGAGGTCTTCGACCACCGAGCCAGCCATGTTGTCTTGTCCTGCTGAGAACGAGATCGTCACATCATTCTTGATGATGTCACCCTCGCCAATGGATCGCAGATAACCGAACGCTTCATTGCGCTTGTCCTCTGTAATCCGCGCGTGAACGAACTGCCGCAGAGTAACCTTGTTACCATCCACGGTGACGCTGTCCATGCCCATCTCTTCCATGAGCATTGGAATATCTTCTTCGTTGATCTTGCGCTTTTTAAATTTCAGATCTTTCAGAAACTGTTCTGCATCTGCGATCTGCTTATCAATCTCGAGGGATCGACGGATCAGATTGGAAAGGTCGCTTGCGCCTTCCTTCTGCACGTTGTCAAACTTGTCGGCGTTGACTGCCTCTTCTTCAAATAGCGAGAACACATCGCTCATCACTCTCTCCTTCTGGTAAAAAGTTTAACCCCTTCGGGTGGTGGTGCAGCCCTGCCCACGGAGGTAAGCGCGGGCTGCGGCCAGTGTGATACACCGGCAAACTTTTATGGTCAAGCAGCTTTCTGCTGCTCCTGTAATTTGACCATGTGTGCAATCTGACGACTCACACTTCTGTCGCTGTCCTCTGCCAGCTTCTGTAACTTTTTGTAAATCTCTATCGACACTGCAACAGATTTGTACTTCGTCTTGTCCACGTTCTTCTCCTTGATTTTATACGAAGATTAAGGGAAACTTACCCCATACAATGCGAGGGAGTCAAGCATTCAATGGGAATAGATCATAGAATCCGTGACGGCGCTCAATGTGAGCTTATTGCCGCCGCGTGGTTGGTACAACAAGGGTGCTATGTCTACCAACCGGTCATGTCTCAGGGTCCAATAGACCTGATTGCTCTTGCGCCCGACGGCAAACTGCACCTGTTCGATGTCAAAAAAGCAGCGCAAAGAGAAAACGGATCTTACATATCTCGAAAACTTAAACCCAAGCAAAGAAAGATGGGCGTACGTCTTCTGTATGTGGAACCCGGGACGGGGAGATGTGCTTTGTACCCTCATCAGCTTTACTCTTCTTTAACAGTTCAACATCAGGCCATCATCGAAAAGGCTTCTAATCGTCATTGGCACGGGGGGAGAGTTCCAACCATCTCCGGACTTCTTCACCCAGAGCAGCAGCCGACAGTTCAATCTTCTTCTGAAGCGTCTTCACAATGTGAACATCCACAGTCTGCGGAGCCATCAGATCAACGTATAGAACAGGATGATGCTGACCAATCCGATGCGCTCGATCCTCTGACTGCACCCTACTCTCGAGATTAAAGTCGTTTGCATAGTAAACCACGTTCGTTGCAGCATGCAGTGTCAGACCCATGCCAGCGGTCTGCGGGTTGCCAACAAAGAACCGAACATCACCTGTCTGGAATTGTTTCTTTGCCTCCTCGCGCTGGTCACTGGTCGTGTCGCCGAAGTATGTGACTGTGCTTTCTGGTCCATACTTTTTCTTTAGCTCTGCTTCAATCTTGCGGATGTCGTAGCGGAACCTGGACCAGATAATAACCTTACCAGTCATCTCTTCAATACAGTCCAGCAGCGCCGTAATCCTGTTGCTGGGAATCTCGACCAGTTCGCCGTCGTCTGTTACCAGATGCCCGCACAGTAGCTGTTGCAGCCTGATCAACTGCGTCATAGCAGCGGGCGCCGAAACCAACTCACCACTTTCAAGTATCGCAATCGCAGCCTTCTTGAGCGAGTGGTAGTGCTCGATCTGCTGCTTGGTCAGTGACACATTGCGTGTGGTGTAGACTTTATCCGGAAGATCCAGCGCCTCGTCTTTCGTTACGCGATACGAAAACGTCAGCAGCTTGTTTGATAACTCTTCCAGATTCCGATAGCCCACCACCTGATTGAAACTGTGCGACCCCATCCGCTGCGTTCGCGTGATCGCATACCTACCTTGAAAAGAATAGAACGAATCGAACCCGAGCAGCCGCTTGTCCATGAATCCACATTGTGCATACAAATCCAAAGGTGACTTGGTTACCGGTGATCCCGTCAGGATCCTTTTATATGCAGCCTTTGCACCGAAGATGACCAGCGTCTTAGTGCGTTTGGCTTTGGGGTTCTTGATTGTAGTGGACTCATCAACAGCAAGTAAGAACGTGCTGCCTTGTGTGAACTTATCCACAAAAGCTGGCAGCTTCTTAGTCGCAAACCCTTCCACGTTTGCCAGAAGGATGCGGAAGACACCACGCTCTTTAACACCGGCTGCAAGACGTTCTGCCTGTGACTTGTTGGGACTCGGATTCCATACATAAACCTCGTGCGGAACGGCTTCGGGGAAATGGGTGGGAATCTCCGCCGTTTCCCAGTTGCGATAAACACCCTTCGGCGCAACAATAACCGCCGTGTCAATACAGCCCTGCTCGTAGAGCCACACCATGTTGTCAATAAGTACCTTCGACTTGCCACATCCCATCTCCATAAAGTAAGCGTAGTTGCGTTTGTCGTAGCTTCGAACCAGCGCTTCATGCTGGTGAGCATACGGCTCCGTCCTATAGTTAAACTTCATCCTCGGTCCTCGGTTCTTTTATGTTTGTTACATTGTAGCGCGGTGACTCTCGCAGCATCTTCTCCAGTTGCCCGCGAGTGCAGTCTGAACCACACTCCTCGAAAGCATCCAGCGCCTCTCGCAGCGACAGCTTGCCGTCCATGTAATCAAACTGAACGCGAATCATTTCTACAACTTCACTCATCGTCTGTTGCTCCTAGCATGATCCCGAATCGGGCAGCTTCGAAATACCAAAATATCTCTGCTGGATCGTGGACCGTGGTTATCATCTGCACTTCGCCAGCCTCGTTCTGACCAAGTATAATTAATTCCTTGAAGTTTTTTGCTGCGGCCTCACACACCTGCGGCACAGGGTCTCTGGCTTTTTCTACTTTGTGGACCGGAAAGCTAAGTACATTGTCGGTCATATCGCGCATTCTCCTTGGCAGCAGTCATCGATCACGCTGCCACATGCAGCACATTGATAATGTCCATGAACCTCAACCCGACCAGCACCTCCACAGCGCGGGCATCGATCCTGCATCTCTTCCTCGTGAATCTTGGCAAGCATATCCTGACGCTTGTCCGGCACTATGTGGTGGCGACGGATGTCGCGCCAGCTTGGATCGCGGGGTTTCATGTCTGTTCCTTATCAGCGGTTCGGCAAACAATGTTGATAACCACTGGTTCTGTAGACTCTAATGTCATGGCTCGGAACATACTCTCCTCGTTGCGGTAAGACCACGCCTCGCAGATAGCCAGACTTTTAAAACTCTCATCGCTCTGACGCATGTAGCATTTGTTTACCGGCAGACCATTTACATCCGCCGCAAAGCAGACAGCTATTATCGCAACAAACATATCACCCTCTCAGAATCCGTTCCCATGCTTCCATAACCTTATCTGCCTGACCGTCTTCGAAATCTTCCGGCCATTCGTGCAAAGTGCACAGCACTTCATTAACGCACCAGTCGATTACCTGAACAGCGGTGCTCCACTCCATAACAGTTCTTGCCTCTGCCTCCGGCATCAGTTTTGTTTCTTCGCTCATGTCCAATCTCCCTGAAATGACATATGATACTTTATTATCCCATGCCATGCAATGCTATCCGCTATTGCCTGCGAATCTCAGGCCACGGACTGACCCTACCAATCGCCGGACGGTCATAGACCTGTGTGTTGCGGACAACAGGACCATTGATGCTGCCACCAATGTTTCCTCGATAGGGTTCCTCCTGAAATGTCAGATCGGCAGGAAAGCTGCCACCAAACATCAAATCAAAATCCGGATCCAGAACCCCTGCATACATGCATGCCGATGGATGAATATAAAACGCTCTACTCATTTCCAAACCGCCTTCATTCTAACGACGACAGGACGATCTTCGTCCTGCGTCTCGTTGCTTACAATCTCGAGTCCGCAACCAGGGCACTTGATCCTCGGTGCTTTTGGTATCGCGGTCTGACACTTTGGACACATGCCGTGTGCCAGCCGCCTTGCCATTACTCCGTCGCCTTTATCAATCGTCATCTATCCTTGTCTCCACTCTGATGCAGAGTGCTTCCTGATTGATGGGCATGTTTTCCCAAAATGTTTGAGTCGATGCCACATGACACTCTGCCATAGTATCGTAGCCGCCCAGAGACTTGGTGTCGAACTCATCGACACCGTATCCCGTGACTAAAAGCAGAACCCAGACCAGCTTCATTCTTCGTCGTCCTTGTCTGGAACATCCTCTGCAAAAACATAGTTTATGTAATACCCACCCGTACCCTGCGGCGGCTTGAACTCGAACTCCCTTTGTAGGTAGTTGATGATATCGTTCATCTTAGCCAGATCAGACAGCCACATATCGTTGCACTCTTCGACTGTGCAGCGAATGCTTTTCAGGTCGTTATGGACTTCCAACATCTTCCGACGCATTTCGCGCGTCACTCGCTTGTCATGTACACTCACCTAGAATCTCCCTTCTATAGGTTTCGTCTTCGCAGGCACACTCGTCGCAACGAATGTCCCCAAAATAGCTGGTATGTTCCCAGCATCTCTCGCCGCAGTGGTCGCACTCGACGCCTTGGTAGTCGTCCTCGATCTTCTTAGACTCCTCGTCATAATCAGAATCGAGGGTCATTCGGGTAGCCCCCAATTACGATCCGGATCGTTGCGCCTGTTCGGACGATATTTCATCTCACGCTCCAGAACCATTGTTAGAAGTCCCATGCCAATGTGCCGAATCTTCCCTGTTTGTCTGTTTTTTATCCGGAAAAACGGTGTGTAGTTTCCCATCCGTTTACCGCTGTTGCTCTTGTAGGTGCCGTTGTGTAGCTTCTTTCGGATCACCCAGTGACGCACAAACAATTCGTGCCGACCCTTGCCAAACTTTTCCCAAAACACCTTGTCCAAAAAGTACGAGGACAACATCTCTTGCGATGTCATGGCGTCGGGGTTCTCAGCCACATGCGCGACTCTTTCGTTGAACTCATCCCAGTCGCTGAACTTCAATTTTTTGCTGCAAACAACAGCCTTAGAATCTTGGGACATACTGAACCCCCTCCTGCTGTAGCCGCTTGACGGATTTGTACCTGCGCCAAGCCGCATCGATTTCATCCTGCGGTGCCTCGTCAAAACAGAGATCACCGAACTCGCGCATGAGCCGACGAACCTCGTCGGCCACATGCATCAGTCTGGGGTCAGCCTTTCCCACAGAATATTTCCTCCAGCTTGTTGATCTGTTCCTGCAACATCTCAGGCGTCGGAGAACGCTGACCTGTCATGTCCTCTTGCACCTCGTCATAGACTCGCAGATTCGTCGCACCGTGCTTCGCGGCCCACGAATCTCGGCTCATCCACGCGGCATCTTCTTCCATGCCGATCAGCCAATCACTTACCTTACCCATCACTCTTCTCCCTAATATCCTGTGCCAGACAAATCACCCAAAACCTCGTGCATCTCTCTCAGAAGCCACGGCTCTGGTTCGTCGTGAAAATTCTGGATGTTGTACAGATTGGCATCATGTAAGTGGATGCCCTTGAATGGACGAAACGCACTGACAGGCTTGTCAAAGACGGACTCGTGTTTCAGCGTGTCATTAACATTGTGGCCGCTCATCACCATCATGTCGCCAAGGTCAAAAGCCCCAAGACCGTCTGTTTTGGGCTGAACCCAATACTCGCGTTCCATAATAAAACGAACCGTCAAGATGTCCTTCTTCATCACTCTACCCTCTCTCCCTGATACTCGTAGGTGTAGTTGTATTCAGCATCCAACCCGTGCCATGCCTCTTCATAGGCATGATCCCAGTTTGTGTGGTAGCCGGTGGCTACGTCCTCGTCGGCGATACCCTTCGCCCAAT